CAAAGACATCAACGTCATTGACCACGACAAACTCCCTTGGCTCAAAAACGCAGATTATGCAGTCACCCGTTTCATGGCCCTTGATCCCGCAGGATCCAAAAACTGGTTTATGCTCTGGGTTGCCATCGACTCAGCCGGTACTTGGTGGGTCTACCGAGAGTGGCCCGATTACGATGACTGGGCTTTGCCCGGTTCTACCGCTGAAGGCAAAGCGGGGCCGGCCCAGAAAGGTTCCCGTAAAGGAATCCTCGATTACGTCGATTTAATCAAGAACAGCGAAAACGGCGAAGAGGTTCACGAACGCTTCATTGATCCACGCTTGGGTGCGGCTGAAAAGCAATCAGCAGATGGTGCCACCACCATCATATCCGACCTTGATGACGCCGGGATGACCTTTATCCCAGCTCCAGGCGTGGAAATCGAGAACGGGCTTCAGTTAATCAACAATCTGCTCTCTTACGACGACACAAAGCCAATCACCAGCTTGAATGGGCCAAAGCTTTACATCTCGGATCGCTGCCAGAACTTGATCTACTCAATGCAGGAGTACACCGCCAAGGGAGGACGGGACGAAGCCACCAAAGATCCCATTGATTGCTTGCGCTACCTCTGCGTCAGCAATTGCCAGTTCTACGAGGAAAATACAAATGCAGTGTCAGGCAGAACGTTTAGCTATTAAAGTTTTCTCTTGATTGTTTAATAGGACTCATTAGCAGAACTGATGTGTCTTCCATTGATGGCAATAACGTTAACGCCGCTGGTGATGTTGGATTGCAATTAGCTCCAGCAGAAAACGAGGGGCCAAATTTCAACCTCCTTAAAAAAGCGTTTGAAGATTGCGTGCGGGACAACCAGCCTTACATCGACCAGTGCCGCCTAAATTATGAGACTCGGTTTGCCCTCTGGAATGGACAAAGCGCAGATGGCAAGAAACACGCTCGCGAAGGTAGTAAAGTTAGCCCTACTCCTTGGGATGGTGCTTCTGATTTGCGCGTCTTCTTAGTTGATAACATCATCAACAAGAAAGTTGCCTTGCAGCTAATGGCGTTTAAACGCGCCAACCTTGCTGCCGTACCCGTAGAAAGCTCAGACCTTAACCGGGCGCAATCAGTCAGCAATTTCATGCGCTGGCTTATCCAGACGCAAATCCGCGAAATTGACCGCGAGATTGAAATGGCCGCCAACTTCCTTAACGAGAAAGGCATCGCCGTTACTGGTCAATTCTGGGAAAAACGACGCGAGAAAGTGCTGGCAGTCGTTCGCCTTGCTGATCTTCAGCAACAGTTCCCTCAAATTAACATTGAGCAGCTTGTCCTAGATGACGGCGCGGCCAACGATCTTAAATCCATCTTTGAAGAGCAATACGGTTGCTCTCGCGGCAAAGCCTCAAAGATGCTCAAGGAACTTCGTCAAACGGGTGAGACTTCCGTACCCGTAGAGGGGCCAGAACGCAGTTATCCGGTCATTCGAGCCTTCAACCTCGACGAAAATCTGTTCATCCCGTCGTTTTCGACCGATCTTGAACGGGTTTCTGGCATTTACCGAGTTGAGTACTTTACCGCTGAACAACTCCGCTCCCTAGTCCGCGATGACAACTGGGATAAGGACTGGGTGGAAAAGGCCATTGCGACTCAAAGGGGGCGGTTGATCACGATTTCGCCATCCGAGTATATGCAGCCGATTTCGCGCTCCTTCGTTTACACGCAACAGCGGTTTACGGACAAGGTGGGCGTTGTCTTTGCCTACCAGCGTCTATCAGACGAAGATGGCGTGCCAGGCGTCTATTGCACCGTCTTTCATCCCCAGCAGCCAGCCGATACCACCCAGCCCGGCTACGCCAAGTTTGGCTTGCTGGGATATGCTCATGGCGAATACCCGTTTATCGTCTATCGCCGCGAGTACCTAAGCCGCAAGCTGCACGATTCCCGCGGTATCCCTGAACCCGGTAAACCTTGGCAAGACCAAATCAAGGCACACAAGGACAGTCGCATTGATGCCGCTTCCATCGGCGTATTGCCTCCCCTTTGCCATCCGCAAGGTCGGCCACCAAACCGCTGGGGGCCAGGTTCACTTATTTCAGAGCGGCGGTTCAACGAATATCATTACGCGGATCGCCCGATCCCGGATATGAACACGGACAATTCCGAAGCTCTCCTCGAAGCCTCCTTCAAGGAGTACAATGGGTTTGCTTCAGCCAAGGGTGATCCCGCCGTCGATCCAATCTACAACCAGTTTGAGGTAGACAAATTCCTTTCCAGCCTTTCCCGCGCTTTTCGCCAAGTATGGAAGCTCTACAAGCAATACGGTTCTGACCAAGTCGCTTTTCGGGTAATGGGCGTAAAACAGGCAGATGCCTCCCTTTTTAACAAGGGTGACCCCAACGAGGAGTTCGACTTTTACCTTTCTTGGGATGTCCAGTCGCCAGACTTCAAGAAAATGGCTGAAAAGTGGCAGGCCATCATTCAAGGCGCTCAAACCCTAGATCGCGAAGGCATTATCAATTACGGCGAGCTTTGCCAGGCTTTCGTCTCCAGCATTGATCCCAATATCGCTGAACGCATCATTCAGCCAGCCTCCATCGGCCAGCAAAAGCTGGTTGACGATGAACACGTCGATCTTGCCCAGATTTTCTCTGGTATCCCCAAGAATATCAAGATTGGCACTCCTCCAGATCTTGGTTTGCAGATTATCCAGCAATATCTTCAGCAGCCTGACGTCCAGCAGCGTTACGGTCAGGATAAGGACTTTAAAGACCGCATCGACGCCCGCGCCAAACAATACAACCAGCAGAAAATGCAGCAGCAGAATGCTGAGACTGGCCGTTTAGGTGCTAAAATGCCTGGGCCTATGCAAGCCACTTAATTCTTATGAAACGGAACATTCGGATGACCCCGCAGGAGAAATCAGATCGCATTCAACAATCCATGTTCCGCCTAGTCGGCAATGATGCGTTTTCCGATTTTATAGATGAACTTCGAGATCAACAGCGCAACGCTATGCTCGATTCAGTTAATGATGCCGTACTTAAAGACCCTCGATTGTCTCTGGCCGCTGCTGGTGAGATTCGTGCGTTTGAAGCTATCATTTCCCTCTACGACGATTTTGTAGGACAGCGCCTTCAGCAGGCGGATATTGATGCTGAACAGCGGTCTTCCTGATTAGAGAAAATAATAGTAGTTGACTTGTTCATTAGTTATTAGCAGGGCTTATGCACTTGGCAATCACGCCATGCTACTGCCCTTGGGGGCATTAAACCCATGAGTAATAACGATACGACAGTTCAAGCGTCTTCGCAGCCAGTTGAAGCGACTCAATCGCCAGCAACAAAAAGCGATGAAAGAAGTGGCAATCTGAGTGTAGCCGAAGCGGCCAAAAGGCTCCTAAACATGGAGTCCGAAAGTGCCAAATCTGCCGCACAAACGGATCAGAATGCTCAGGCTCAAAACGCCTCAGACCAATCCGTAGCACCAGACGCAGCGCAAGCTGAATCTGCCGAAGCTGATGCAACCGAGGCCAACGCCGAGGACAGCAACAGCGAAGACGTTCCTTCTCATGACATTTCAGCCGAATTAAAGAAGAAAATTGACCGCCGTATAGGTAAGGAAGTCGCAAAGCGGAAAGCCTTGGAAGCCCAGTTGAATGAACTGCGAGTTGCCGTTTCCCAACAGCAATCTCAACAGCCAGCTCAACAGCCAGCTCCCGTCGCTTCGTCCCCACAGGGATCTTTGCCATTAGAGCATATCGATGACTTTGACGGGCTAGCTGTTTTAAGGAAACAAGCCTTCGATGCCAGAAAGTATGCTCAGGAACAATTGGATAATGATGATTTTGAACCCATTCAAGTAGGGGATAACCTCCTCGATAAGAAAGCGTTTAAGACCATCCTCCGAAATGCCAATTCGACTATTGATGAGGACATTCCTGCCAGAACTCAATTTCTTGAGCAAAAGTCCAGAATCCAGCAGATGGCTTATCAGAGCTTCCCGTTCTTAAAAGATAAGTCCGCTCCTGAGTATGTTCAAGCACAGCAAGCTTACATTGCTATGCCATGGCTCAAAAAATTACCTAATGCCGATTGGATCATTGGGGTTCAGATTGAAGGCTTAAAGGCAATGGCCGCAGCAGAACGTGCTCGACAGAGCAAGTCTGCCAAACCTGCGCCAGTAGTTTCTACAAAGCCTCCGTTTGGGCAAACCGTTGTCAGTTCTTCTGGAAGCGATGGCCGATCTCCCTCGGCTACCAAGAATCAATCCCAAATCGATTCTATGCGGAGTCAAATGTCTAAAAAAGGCGGCGTCACGGCAAATGAAGCAGCGCAGTTTCTTCTGGCGCGTGAACTCAGTAAACAAACTCGTTAATACCATGGCTCTCTCAACTACTTACAATGTCGCAGGTGACCGCGAAGACCTCACGGACTTCCTCACGATTCTAGCTCCCGAAGATACGCCGAAAGTCTCGACGTTTTCTAAGACCAAACGCATGACCAATGCCTATCAGGAGTGGCAGGTCGATTCTCTTTCCGCTGTTAATTTCGGCGGTATTCTCGAAGGTCAAGATGTCTTGGCTTTCAGCAATCAGGCCGTTAATCGCGCCCGGATTGGTAACTACGTCCAACAATTCCGCGAACAATGGATGGTTTCCCGCTTGCAGGAAGCCTCTGATGTTGCGGGCGTTTCGTCCGAAGTCGCCAATGCCAAGATGAAGGCAATGCGTGAACTGAAGCGCGATATCGAAGCCTGTATTGGTTCCGATAACGACCGCCAACAGGAAGCGCCTCCTTCGCCTTACAAGAGCCGCGCTCTGGGCAAGTGGATTAGCGCAAGCCCCGGCTCGGATGTTCCCGCCGCCTTCCGCACGCCTGCTGGCAACATTGACACGACCGCTACCGCCTCCCTTGGGGAATCGGCATTTAACGACGTGTTCCAGTCCATCTTCCAACAGGTTGGTGGTCGTCGTTCGTACACGTTGTTTGCTGGCCCCAATCTGAAACGGGCTATCAGCAAATTCCAACGTCAAGAAGGTACAACCACCGCTAAATCTTACATGGTCACTCAGGATGCTACTGAGCATCAAGTTGATCTCGATGTAACGGTTTACGTTGGCGATTTCCACACCGTTACCATTGTGCCTGACTTGTTCAACGGCATCTTGGACGGCGGCGACCCATCAACCACCACCAACCAACAGAAGGCGCGTGGATACGTTATCGATCCTGAGCTTGTCGGCCTCGGCTATATGCTCGGAATCGAAAGCAATGAACTTCCTGATCTTGGTGGTGGCCGTCGCGGGTTCATTCTCGCTGCGCTTACCCTGATGGTTAAGAACCCACTCGGTCTCGGCAAATTCGCCGCTACTTCTTAACCCTTAAACTAGGAGATAATTACCATGGCTGATACAGCAGTTACTATCGCTCGCGCCCGTACCTCTACTCTTTCTTTGGAAGAGCAGGCACGGGGCTTTTCCAATAAATTCACCGTCAATTATGCGGACATCGCTTCTGGCACTGGTTCGACCGATACGGTCACCCTGACGCTTGGTGCTTTGCCGGCAAAGTGGGTGGTGAACAATGCCCTCGTTAACATCCGCACCGCTTTTGCCGGTGTAACTTCACAGGCATTGACGGTTGTGGTTGGAACCACGACCAGCACCAATACCTTTGTGACTTCACAATCGGTGTTTACGGCTGGGGTTCTCGCCGGCGTTCCTACCACGGCTACCATCCGTACCGCTACGGCTAGCGCAAGCATGGTGGCGGTGTTTACCAACGCTACCGCTGGTAGTCCAAGTGCCCTGACGGCAGGCGACCTGGACATTTACCTGAACATCATCGACGTGGGTACGGATCCGCGTTTGGGTTAAGTCCCTTGATTAGGGGCATCCTGTAAAGCCAGGCTCTGCCCTATCTTTTAATATGGTTACTGAAACAGCGCCTTATTCTAGTTCCGAGATCATCACTAAAGTACCACCGGAGTTTGTCCGGCAATACTGGCGTGAAATCGAAGGGTCTATTCCGCAAGAAAAGGTAAGCTCGCATCTTCGTCAGATTGGACTCGCCAAGGTTATGGCAAGTCAAGGCAGCGGTATGATTGAGGGGCTTGGGCAGAAAGCTGCCAGCATCGATCCTCGCCTGTTCTTCCGTTTGCAACAACAGCACGGCAACGCCGTACATGAGTGGTTGCCTGAGTATTTGAAGGATAACCCGCATATGTGCGCCAAAGGTTATCGCCCGAAAGTAAACGCTGCCCGTCACGGTATCACCGGAGGCTGGCTCTCTAATTAAACACTTTCTTGAGGACTATTCCCTACTCCCGTGCGTTAGGTAACATTTGTGGACTTATTGGAGTCCCCACAAGTCGGTTAACCACGGAAACGGCCCAGTCGATCAATGATTTGTTTAACGCTAACGTTCGTCAGATCTGGGGTGCTGGCAATTGGACGGATCTGACCAATTGGGGAGAAGCAAGGTTTGCCGGCAATCTGCTAAACTACCCCAACGACCTTTCCAAGTCTACTTATTGGGCCGCTACAGCTACAACCATCACGGGCAACAGCATTGCCAACCCAGCAGACAACCGGGTTACCGCATCTAAGATGCTGGAGACATCGGCCACAGCTAATCACAACGCTGTTCAGTCCGGTATCTTCTGTTTTCCCAGCACAACCTACCAGTTGAGTGTCTATGCCCGTCCTAACGGCAGAGACTACCTCTATTTGGCAGCAAACGATGGTACGACCACGTTCTCAGCCTTCTTCAACGTTACGGCGGGGACAACGGGAACGGTGGCTAACGCTACATCCACCAACATCCAACAATGCCCCAACGGGTACTTCCTTTGCACGCTGACTTACACCAGCGGCGCCGCCGCCAGCACTCAAAGCGTTACCGTCCAGATTTCATCGAATGGCAGCACGTTGTCCTATGCGGGCACGGCTACCAAGGGCTTGTACATCTGGGGCGCATTACTGGTTCAGACCAATAACGTTTCGCCCCAGCAATTCATCATCCCTTGGGATCAGACAGGCGAGACAGCTATCGACGTAATGTTTAACGCCTACGTCGATAACCCGGCGATGGTCACCTTCCCGCGCAATCAAGGGTTTGTGGTCAATTCAGACGGGTTCCAGATGATTTCATCTGCTGGTGGGTTCATGGGAACCAATGGGTACGTTACCTATAATACCAACCCAGCCAACCCAATCTACATCACTTACCGCAAAGTCCCTTACAATTATGCAGGGGCGGTGTACTCGGCTACCGCCACTTACGTTGTTGGGCAGTACATCTATTACACGATGCTGGCGGGGGCCAATACGGGGACAAGCGACTATTACAAGTGCTTGGTCGATACAACTGCTGGGCAAACCCCAGAGACGACCAGCTACGCTTGGGACATTCAGCCTTTGCCTGATATGCTTTCGCAGCCGCTGGTCTGGCAGACCTACGGGGATTGGCTCGTTCAAGATGGGCAGATGGAAAAATCGGTCGGGGCTTATCAGATGGCTGAAAAGAAGAAATTGGATGAATGGGATCGGATTGAGCGTCAGATGCCCAACACCTGGCAGATGAATGTTTACACTCACGTCACTTCTCAAAATCGCAGTTACTAATTTAACCACCGATAATTATGTCAGCCTATAACCTAAATCCGCTTTATCCCAAACCCACCTTTTCTGCTAGCGCACTGGTAGCTGGGCGGGCGTTGTCGATTACCTCAACGGCAACAACGTCGTTTGCCAACACGTTCAATGTGTCTACCGATATGCTGGTGCTGGATGTGCAGACGGGTAACGCTTATTGCACGTTTGACGGGACGACGCCGTCGTCTGGACTGGCGCATATCCTCTACAGCGGTAGCCAGTATACCTGGAGCAAGGCAGCGGCTATTACGGCCAAGTTTGTGGCTACGACTACGGCCAATTCACTTATTTACGCTAGCGAGTTCCAGACCTAAAAAATACTACCATGCTAGCAAATCATCCTAACGTACTAGGCGGCGGCGGCGTAGCGACTAACATTATCGGAGGGACTGGGTTATTTGCCAACGGCACTGCCGCCGCGCCGAGCATCTCGTTCTTGGCTGACCAAGACACGGGCATCTACCGCATCGGCGATAATGTTTTAGGGTTAGCTCTTGGCGGTTCCGCGAAAATTGCTTTTTATGACAGCGGAGGTGCGCAAATCCGCGACCCTGCGACAAATGCTTTGTTGCAGTTCACCAGCGCTACTGGCTCTGTCTCTCTTAACGCGAACAGCAGCGGGTCAGGTGCAGCCCTTACCGTCTCTGGCGGGGCGAACGCTAACATCACGCTGACGCCGAGCGGGACGGGGTTGGTCAAGGTCGCAGCACTTCCCACCAACGCGGGAAACGCGACCGCAGGCTCGTTTACGGGTGTTGCGTTCGCGGCGATTATCAACGCGGCCTACGGTCTCGTTTATGGTTCTAGTCAGAGCAGCGGCGACGGTTGGATTCAACAACAGTCAGTTGTAAGTGGCGCATACTACAATTTGTCACTGCAAGCCTCCGGCGGGAATGTGTTGATTGGAACGAACGTTAACTCAGGCGCACTCCTGCAAGTCGGGACGAACACGACGACCTCGGCGGGCGGGATGGTGTTCGGGACGGATACAAGTTTGTATCGTAGCGCGGCGGGTGCGCTAACTTTTAACAGCGGGGCAGGGTTGGAGATAAGTTTGACGTTTTCTCAAAACGGCAGCGCGAAGGGGACGCTTGTTACAAACGGTGGCGCGATTGAATTAGGAACGAGCGGCGCAACCTCGTTGCTATTAAAAACCAACGCCACCACCGCCCTCACCCTCGACTCGTCGCAGAACGCGACGTTTGCGGGAACCGCTATCACGCTTGCAAGTGCCGCAGCCAAAGCCGGTCTGCGTATTCCGCACGGTGCAGCACCCACTTCTCCAACTAACGGCGATATGTGGAGTACTACCGCAGGTCTTTTTATCTACATTGCCGGTGTCACGAAAACCGTAACCCTGACTTAATCTCTTATGCAAACTCCTATCGTCCCAGTCTCATACGGCCCTCTCGGCACAGCCAACACCCTCTACCTGCGCGGTGTCGGCCCAGTCAATGACAGCGGTTGCCCAAATTACTTCTACGACATCCAGCGCGTGACCGAGTTGACGCCTGCTGTCCCCGCTGTACCCGCCACCGAGGATGAGCCAGCCGTACCAGCCATTGCGGCTACGTTCGAGACCGTCTCGATCACCAACGGCAACGCAGCAATGACCGCTGCCCAATGGTCTGCGTGGCCTTCTGGCAACACACCCGCCGAGGACGAGACGTACCAACTGGGTTGCCTCGCAGAGATCCTCGGCCTGACGCCCGTCGTCGCCAACGCCAAACCTAAGAAGAAAGCCGTTTCCGTATGACCAAAGAAGAGCATAAAGTTACGATTGTACAACAGCTCCAACAGCAGAGCTTGAACGTGTTGATTGACTCGCTTGCCGCTGCGCTGGCTGAGATCGAGGCACTCAAGGCAAAGCTGGAGCCAGCGAAAGAGTAACCTAGGCAATGGCTGTCCGTTAACGCATCTATTTTATGGCAAACATCAGAATTAACGCAATTGCGACAACGGCTACAAGTATGTCGTCAGATGATTACTTTGCCATTGATGGGACGACCTCAAGCACCCGCAAGATGAGTGCGGCTACTCCTGTTTTTACCACCGTTCAAACAACGGGAACTGGGACAACTGCAACGTTTGCTGGTAGTTGCAGTATCGCGACAGATTTAACAGTTGCTTCTGCTTTTACTCAAGGAAACGGATCAGCAAACGTTACCTTTACTCAAACTAATGCATCTGGAAGCGGAAAAATAAGAACGGTTGGAGCAACAATGTATGTTGGTGGGCAAACTTCGATAGGAACAATTATTCAATCTGGAGGCTCCAATGCGGTTATTGTTAGCGCAAGTGATCAATCCGCTACTTTTGCGGGCGCAGCGACGATTGCGGGAACAGTAATCCACACCCTTTCAGCTACCCCAGCAACTTCCACCGCGACTGGAACCGTTGGCACAATCAGTTGGGATGCTAGTTACATTTACATCTGCACGGCTGCAAACACTTGGAAACGAGTGGCAATTGCTTGGTAACGTAGGTCATGCAGCGTTATTCCTCAAGCTCTCAATCTATTGACGACCCTTCCACTCCGGTAGGGGATCAATCGTTTGTTGGGGTTAACGAATTTGACGCCCCAGAGAACATCCCCCCAGGACAGGTTCAGAATGCGGTTAACGTTAACTTTTCATCTCAGGATGCGGTAACGAGAGGAGGGTTTGCGTGCCTTCCAGAACTAGGAGCAGATCCTTTTGCTGATGCTTGGTATCCCATTGCTGCGGCGGCAAAGAATCCATGGCAATGCGTAGCCTATGGCAGCGGCGTGTTTGTCGCTCTGTCTAACACCGGGACGAGCAATCGAGTGATGAGCAGCCCAGATGGCACGATTTGGACGGTTACAGCTACCGGCGCACCAGATAACGCTTGGGGCACGAATTGCCTGTGCTATGGGAACGGAATGTTTGTGGCGGTCTCTGGTGGCGCCACTAACGCGATGTATTCGGTAGACGGCTACAACTGGACTGAATCTGGGGTTTCCAGCGTTGGCCCTTGGGCTGCGGTAACTTTCGGCAACGGAAAGTTTGTTGCCGTTGGGGTTTCTGGAAAAACGATGTATTCTACGGATGCCATCACTTGGACATCTGTTTCAATTACTGGATCTTTAAATTGGCGAGCCGTAACCTACGGGACTGATAGCTCAGGGGTTGCTAAGTTTGTTGCAATTAGCACAACATCAACTTCGCTTTACATAAAGTCAGCCGTTTCAACGAATAACGGATTAACGTGGACTGTTTATTCAACAGCTTCGCTTGGAGGTCTTTCTTGGCTTTTCCAAAGCATTGTTTTTGGGAACGGTTTATTTGTTCATGCAGGAACAGGTTATGCGCTTAATGGATTGATTCAAACTTCTCCTGACGGGATAACTTGGACAGTTCGATCTGCTCCAGATTACCTTTGGAATTCAATAGTTTTTGGCAATGGGTTGTTTGTTGCGGTTGCGTTAGATGGCAAAATTGTTTCGAGTTCTGATGGCATTACTTGGACGTTAACAACGGTTGAAGCAGGAAACTCTTGGTACGGGGTTACTTTTGGTGAAAACATCTTTGTTGCCGTAGCTCAAAGTGCGTCTGTTTCCCCGTATCCTCAAGTTGCCGTCTACTCGCCCAACTCCATTCAGGCATCAGGCATTTACACTGATCCTAACGACTTAGGTAGCCAATGGATAATGCTCGTCAGTCGTTTCTCCATAGGCTTCTTCTCGTTTGGCCGGAATGGCAGGACGGTCGGCCTCGACGGATACACGGTTACGACTCAAAGCACGATTGTTCAATGCAACAACCTCGTCTACCTTTTCCGAGGCGATAACGATTCCCCGCTCTACTGGGATGGCGACTGGAGCAAACCCTTTGCGCTGGCCCCCGGTTCGACAGGAACGGTGACCGGCAAGCTGCTGACGGAAGCAGATGCCTTCATCGTTGATGCAAACAACAACAACCTGATCTTTGTCGAATCCAACCCAGTCATCGTTCCGATTCCAGGCTTCGAGAACATCCCCAACAGCAACCAGGCTACCTACTATCAAAACAGGCTTTGGGTGAAAAACGGCAAGGACAAGGTCTCGGCCTCAGATGTCCTTGATTTCAGCACTTACGACCAGCTCGCCAACAGCTTTAACCTGAACACGGGATCCTCTGACTACATCGTCTCAACCTACCCGTTTGGACAGAACTCGCTGATCGTTTTCAAGAACAAGTCCATCATCGCCCTGCTAGGGGTTCAAGGCAGCTTGACAGACGTAACGGCCACCGAGGTTACCCGGCAAGTCGGTTGCATTGGCATCAATGCGGTCGTTTCGATTGGCCCTGACCTTGCCTACGTTTCTGATCGGAACATCAACCTGATCACCCTTACCAGCACCAACAATGCTGTTCAGCATAAGACGCTGCCCCTATCTTCTCGGATTAAGAAGATTATGAACAGGGTGAACTGGCAGTACGGGTACAAGATCAGCATGGCGTTTTTCGACAACAAGCTGTTTGTGTCCCTGCCGCT